ACACGAGAAGCCACCTGCATTCCTGACCATCGATGACAGGTGCATTCGCTTCACTGGCGTATGGGGAACGATGCTAGAGCCAGAACATCTACGTCAATTCAAACCATGGATAATGGAGGATAACAATGCCGAGCGTATCGAGAGCACAGAATGAGTAATCAAGATGAAGTCGATGAACTGAAGCGTATCATCGAGGAAGAGCGCGAGCGAAAGCGTATAGCAAAGAACCTTAGCTCACGTGGCACAGTTGCACGCAGGAAGGAGAACGGCAAGACACAGGCACACTACGATAGGATACGTGCTGATCCTGAACTGTATGAGAAGTTCAAGGAGAAGGCTCGTATACGGGTTGCTCGGCACTACAGCAAGAACTCAGAGAACATACGAAGCAGGTCCAATGAACTGTTCTTGGCACGCAAAGAAGCTGAAGCAGGCCGACCAAAGCCTACAACGTGCGAGGTATGTGGTAGGACAGATGTAATCATGTTCGACCATGACCACGAGACAGGCAAGTTCCGTGGTTGGCTGTGTAAGAAGTGTAACTCTGCGCTTGGACTGGCTGCCGATAGCCCAGAGATACTAGAGAAGTTGGCCGTGTATGTAAGAACTCACAAGGGAGGATAAGATGCCTTCGGTGTCCAGGGCGCAACAGAGACTGATGCAGGGGATAGCACACGGGAACATCAAGCCTAAGAAGGGACAGCCGTCAGTGAAGGTGGCTAAAGACTTCGCTGCGGCAGATCATGCACGCGGTCCGAAGAAGCTGCCTGAGACAACCAACAACCTTGGCAAGCGGATAGTGGATGGCTACTAATGGACTTCGTGTGCGAAAGCTGCGCCAAGCTCGTGAGGACGTATCCATCAGAGAGTGGCTCACAGCAGATGTGCTATCTATGCACATTCTACAGCGAAACGGAGATGGGAGTATGGAGATCATTCACGGAGGCAAGACAGACGAGGCTGTGGCTGAACTTGGAGCCACAACTGGATATGGTCCTTTTAGTAAGTTCAATACACCTGCGTCCCCAATACTCTTTCCTGTTGGAGAGCGACGTGTTGGATGGGAGATGCGGAATGGTGCGTTTCAGCGCACCAACTCGCACAAGGCTATTATCCGGCTCAATCAGAAAGGAGATAACGCACAACTCCTTAACATAGTTGGAGCCAACTACAAGATCGTTCACAACCGAGAGCTTTTCCACATTGTGGAAGAAGCTATGACCAATCAGATGCTGCCTGAGCATCTCAAGGATGTGCATGTCACAGACAAGGTGGCAGGCTTCGGTCGTGTGTGCTTCCGTGAGTATGTGTTCCCATCCATTAGGTGTCGCATCCCGTCTGCACGGAGTGACATTGGCTTTCGGATCATAGTGCAGAATGGCTACGGCGGCAGTGCGCTACGCATCCATACAGGAGCCATAGACTTCTACTGCTCAAATGGCATGATACGAGGTGAATACGTGAGTGCATACAAGAAGCACAGTAGTCGTCTCGTCGTGACTGGCCTCGACAACTTGGTTACCAAAGCACTCATGCAGTTCACTGAGAGTGAAGTGGTGTGGCAACGATGGGTGCGGACAGGTGTGCAACACGCTGCTGCTATGGCACTGTTTGAGAAGATAGCAGAGAGTGCCAAGATGAAGGAGGGTCTGCTTGAGCAGTATGAGCGTGAACAGGATGCGCGTGGTAAGAACTTGTGGTCTGTCTACTCCACACTGACCTACTACGCTTCACACGCAGATGGTGCATTCAACTTCCGTCGCACTGTAGACGAACAGGACACTAAAGCATCCATCATGCTCAAGCGTGAATTGGCTGTGTCACGTTGGACACAATCGCCAGAATGGCAAGCATTGGAAACCGTAACTTGACAAAGGGGTAATAATGCTTTATACTGAACAGATAATCGCAGAAGGAGACGAGCAAGTGGAGGGCCAATCTCCACATTGTGGAAACGATGATGATGGAGCAAATGAGATGCTAACTCAACGCGCCAGAACGAAGCTGATTGACGACATTAACACAGGCTTCGCGAGCCTTGGATTGACTGTCGGCAAGATGCCGCGTAGCACCAAGAACAACGAAGGAGCAGCTTGGGAATATTGGATTGCGTCGCACTTGTATACGTTGGCAAAGGCGCGACGCGAGGAAGCCAAGAAGTCAGCTATTGCGTCGGGTGTGTTCTTCGATGATGAAGACCCGGCCAAATGGCGTCAGCCTGGGACAAATGATGAAATCTTCCGTGGCAACGTAGTGTCTATCGGGCTGAAGGTGTCTAAGCCACGCTACACGTTGGACAAGAATGCACTCGTTGCATCCTTGCTCAACGACAAGGTATCCAAGACAGTGATTGGCCGTGCCTTGGATAGTGCGTCAAAGGAAGGCAAGCCTGGACATGCCTTCACGGCCATTGTTCTAGCCAAGTGACTTGACGAAGCATCGCACCATGTTCCACATTGTGGAACGTGGTGCTTTGCATTAGGAGGTCCAATCAGTGGGGGTTGTATTGAATGCAGTTGACAGGATCATACCGAAACGAGAGGAGCAGGATTACAATGGACACCGAATAGTCTTGGAGTTCGATCCAAACGCACCACCTGAGAAGCGGTGGATGTGGCGTGCAACCATCACTCGTCACTACGACTACTACGGCGGTGCAGAAAGCATCGCAGCAGCACGCAATGCAGCACGTAGGCAGATACGGAAGGTGACAGGTGAATAACGATGTAGACGTAGACCAATACGACACGCCAACTGAGCGTGCCGCAATCAATCGTCTGTCTATAGACGCATTAGATGCGTGGCTCGAACAGATACGTGAGCGTAGATTGCAGACTGTGCGTAAGCTGGAAGCAGCAGCGAAGGTGCGTGCAGATCAGGTGCGGCTTGAAGCATGGCTACGCTTTCAGAAGCAGCACGAACGAGCTAAGCGTTCTCTGGCAAAGCTCGATGAAGCACTAGCAAGAGCAGAGGAGCAGGTGCATAAGGCAAGGCTGTTGGCTATGGCTGCTGAATTGGAAGTCCAACAGGAGGTTGAAGATGCCGATGTCACCGTATGTTAGACGGGGGCCTGTGCGTGCCAGGGACTTGCGCGCAAACATCCAAGAGATGGGCTTTGAACAAGGTGTGGTCCACACTGTGGAACACTTGTTGGAAGAACACCAAGAGGACAGACAACATTTGCGTGAGATGGCGCAATTACTCGATCAGTGCATCGACCAAGTGACACAGATGGTGAATGTGGGCACTGGTATGCAACAGAAGCTGATCGAGATGCAGCGTCTACGTGATCAGAGTGAGGGCCTCGACAATGCAGATTGAAGGCACTCACCGCGCAGATATTCGTATGGCCACAGAAGCAGATGTAGACTTGCCAACCTACGATCATACCAAGTTGTCTGCACTCAACACATGCCCAACATGGGGCATCCTTCGATACCAGATGCACAAGGCCATGCCTGGACGTGGCCGTGCATTGGCACTCGAAGCAGGACATGCGATGCACGAGGTCTTCGCACTGGTCCGTTTGGCAACGCTCATGTCACAGTTGGAAGACGGGGGCAAAGACAGAACGTTCCTTGACCAACTCTACAACTACCACGGCACTCGACTGTTCGGACTGGAGCGGATGGAGTTCCTCACCGATGCAATAAAGGATGCAGAAGATGTTGTGGACGTGTGCAAGCGTGGCGCCATATCACTGCTTGACACCAGTGGCTTCTACGACGATCCGCGAGACAAGAGACGCACTCTCTCCAATATGGAGGAATGTGCCTACGCATATATCAATCGGTGGCGTTGGGATCATCCTGTTTGGGTCCGTAATCGCGACGACCCTGTGGGTGATATTGGTGTGGAAATTCCATTTGATCTCGTTGTCACCATCTCTAGTGATCCGCCTCTTTCTTTCAGGTTCACTGGGAGGATTGATGGCATACATTATGACACACTCAACAGGCTAACAGTCCACGACAATAAGACAGCATCGCGCCTCGGCGATGCGTGGACGATGGCTCAGGAGGTCAGTCATCAATACACTGGATATTGTGTAGCAGCGAGTGTGTTTACACAACAGTTGGTAGCACGATGTGACGTATTAGGACTTGCCATTCCACTGCCAAGAGCGTATGACTACGGTGGCTTTGCTCGCGAAGGCATGGCCCGAGAAGAACATCACATCCAACGCTGGTTGGAATGGCTCGTCCACAGCGTGGGCATGTGTAGGGAGTGGGCGAACGATCCATACCATGCACCGAAGTATACGCATTCGTGCAATCGCTACTTCAGGCCATGTTCATTCATCCCGTTCTGCTACGCTCCGTGGGATGAGCAGTTCCACATTGTGGAACAGATGGAGCATGATGAATGGTCGCCACTGAACAAGGAGGTTCTCGAAGGAGTAGGAGGCGAGTAACATGCAAACTAACCAAGTGGAGAATTGGGATGGACGAGATAGAGTTCCGCGCAGCATACAACGAAGCAGTTACCGCAGCAGGCAAGCAGCCAAGCATAGAACTGCACCGCGCACTCATGCTCATCTTGCAGATGTTGAACTCACACGAGGAACGCATTGGCGAGTTACAGGAGCAGGGGGAGGACTGCTAGTTGTCTGCAACCGTAACCACACCAAAGTTCTCCGACCCCGTGGCGGAGGCTGCACGTATATTCTTGTTGGTGTGGGGTGATAGTGGTTGTGGCAAGACTACACTTGCAGCCACTGCACCCGGAACCAAGGTGTGGATACAGTTCGATCCACAGGGAACGACCAGTATCGCACATCGCAAAGACTACAAGATGCTGGACTTGTCTGGTGCCACTGCCAACAGTGTTATGATAGAGTTCAACAAGCCTGATCCTTACAACATCAGGCGATGGTTGGACGCTAACCCTGACGTGCAGACTGTGGTTGTGGACAGTGCCACGACACTTGCGTTCCTAGCATTGCAGTATGCTGTGACGCGAGCAGGTGGCTCGTCCAATATCGACGTGCCTGGGATGAATGGCTATGGCACACGCAACAACGTCATGCGTCGTGTCATCACATCCATCATGCAGGCATGTGCAGAGAAGGGTAAGCACCTTATCGTCATCACGCATGAGGGTGCGCCAGACAAGGACACAGCAGGCAACACAACGTCTATCACGATGGCGTTGTCATCGAACCTTGCCAACGACGTGTCACTACGCTTCAATGAAGTGTGGTGGATGAAGGACAGTGGCAAGGACCACACGATATACGTCCGTCCGTGGGGTGTGTATCGTCCGATGAAGTCACGGATGTTCCAGACAGGTGCAGCCAACTCGTTTGTCTGGGACTTCGATGCTGACACACTGGCCGGTGCTGGTATCTCCGACTGGTGGGCAGACTGGCAAGCCAATGGCAATCGTAAGATTGCATTGCCAGTGAAAGGAGGCAAAAAATAGGCCCTCTCCACATTGTGGAAAGGGCCGAAAGGCTTACACATGCAAGGCTACCAAGCGGCCAAGGAGACTTGTCCGCTTGGGAGATATACTCGTTTCATCCGAGGAGATCAAGCCCCATGAGTGGGAGCCAGCAGTCTATCATTCGCTTTAGCCAGGACATCGCCACTGCCGAAGCACCGCCACCACTTCCTGCACGCACGTATCGTGCCGAAGTCATCGGTGCATTCATTCGGCCGGCGCAGAGTTCTGGCGTCAATTACCTGAACTTGCAGTTCCGCATTCCAGCGGAAGAATACCCTGCTGATTATCCTGATGGTGACCCGGATGGCACCGTGCTTTACTACAATCGTTTGCGTGCGACTGACACGCCTACTGACCGCCATCGTTGGCGGGTGTTGATGGAGAAGATTGGTGGGCCTCTCGGTATGGAGGTTGACTGCAATGCCCTCATTGGTCTGTGGGGCAACGTCGAGGTAGTCCACCAGATGTATGAGGGTGAGAACCGCGCGTCGATTGCGCGCATTCTTTCTCCGTAATTTGCGGCACGCACGGTTGCATTCAGTAGCCGTGCGTGCTACTATCTTCTGTCGTCAACACAATACCGAGGGAGAAGCCCATGTCAGGGCAAATTACTCAGGCTCCACGTCCCGCACAGCCGCAGGCTGGCAATGGACAGCAGGCAACGAACATGCCTGCCGCAGAGCCTGCAACGCCTAAGCGTAAGCGCACCCGCAGCACGCCGGTCGCGCGTCCTGCATACGTCATCGTGCAGATGCTTGGTGAGGATGGCCAGCCGATGGCCTTCGACAAGAAGCGTGTCAAGATTATCGCTGTCGAGCGCAGCCCTGAGAAGGTGCTGGAAGCCGTCGAGAGCGGTGAGCTTTCCAACGTATTCTATCTGCGTGTGGTGGTCCCGGCAGGTTCCAGAGCCGGTTCACCGAACAAGCCGAAGGATGCAGCCGCAGCGTAGCCCCTGCTAGTGCTGTGCTGCTAAGGGCGAGCCGTCTTTCCACATTGTGGAGAGGCGGCTCGTTCTGTTTCTGACTTACGGTGTATAGGGAAACGACATGCCAGACGTTGATCTGAATGAAATGTTCAGCCTGCCCTCGCCAGTCGTGTGGGACGACGCACAGGAGCAGGCCATACAGACGTGCTGTGATGTGTCAAAGCGTATCGTGGCTGTGACTGGTGGTGCAGGCACAGGCAAGACTGTGATGATGCGTGAGGTAGCCAAACGTCTCGAAGCAGCAGGCTACGACGTGCAGGCTAGTGGACCTACAGGCAAGAGTGCCAAACGTATCTATGAGGCTACGGGCCTGCGTGCCATGACCAACCATCGACTGCTTGGTTATGGTATGCCACGTGAAGTGGAAGCAGAAGACGAGAAGACTGGTGACAAGAAGATCATCACGGTGTCCACTGGTCCACGCTACAAGCCAGGACAGCCACTACCACATGACACGTTGTTGTGTGACGAGTATGCAATGGTCAATCAGGAGATCAACCGCAACCTGATCGACGCATTGCGTGCTGGTGCGCGTATCTGCATGTTCGGTGACGTGAACCAACTCAAGCCGATTGAGGAGGATCGTAGACTAGATGAGCAACCATCGGCATTCCAGAATGCACTACAGAAGTTTGGTGGGATCACCCTCGACGTTATCCATCGACACGACGCAGGCTCTGGAATTGCTCGCAATGGTTCACTCATTCTGCAAGGAAGGATGCCCCGTCAGTCTGACGACTTCAAGATCAGGCAAACAGATCAGCCTGTCCGTGACGTGCAAGAGTTCATCGAACTGTGTGGCAAGGAAGGACATTCATACGCGGATACAGACCATCAAATAGTCACATGCCAGAACAAGTCATGGATTGGCACACAGCGTTTGAACCTAGTGATCCAGTCCATGTTCTGGGATCGCACACGTCCATTCATTGACTTGCCACGCTACAAGATCGCTGGCGAAGATCGTCCACCCATTCGTGTGCAAGTGGGAAGCAAGGTTGTCTACACAGCCAACTCCTACGACCTGGACGGTAGTGGAACCACTTACGCATTCAATGGCGAAGTGGGCATCGTGGTAGACATCAACCACGCAGAAGCCAGCGTAGAGATCGACTTCGGTGATCGCACTGTTGTCGTGCCACCACTTGTCATTATCGTGCGTGATAATGGACAGGTGATCGAGAGTGACCCACGCCGCAATATCGACTTGGCGTATGTCCTGACTACGCACAAGATGCAAGGATCGGAGGTGAAGCATGTATGCTACGTTCTGAATAGTTCCACATTGTGGAGCCAGTCGCGGCGTAACTTCTACACTGCGATTACACGGGCACGCGAACGCTGCACAGTGTTCTGCGATCCCAAGTCACTAGCGAAGTCAACAAGGTATGCAGGATAATCATGGCGTTTGAACTCATCGAAAAGACTACACGTGGGCGCACAACACCCGCGGAACCAGAGATCCGTATCGGCTATCACTTGGCAACTGACAAGACCAAGACACGAACCATCTACTTCGCTCTCACCAACATGCTTATTGAACAGTTGGGATGACCAATCAATAGGCTCGACAATGGACGCAAGACATGCACATTCCTCTACCACGAAGGCACGAAGGATGATGCTGGCTTCTTCTTGTTAGTGCATAATCCAAATGGGTTCACACTCGGCACCAACAAGAGGATGGGAGACATAGCCTACACACTAGCTACCAGCATCTCGGCTGAGCGGTTAAAGAACTATGCCATCAACGATGCGATTGAGGAGAAGGGAGCGATGCCGTGTGACTTCTCAATCAACAAGGATGGCTCACTACTCGTGCAGATGCCTGAGTGATTACGATACAATGGACCACCTGCCGAGGCTAAGGCAGCACCACCACCACAGCCTAAGCCGAAGGAACCGCCACCACGCCCTACCAAAGCCATCGTTCGCGAGGCCGTCGATGAAGTGACGAAGGGCGATGGCGCAGAAATCGTAACGCTCAATAGGCGTGAGCGTCGTAAGCTGGCATCGGATGTTGCCAGACGAATGGGTGGCTGATACACTGGCGGTCCCTAGCAATAGGGGCCGCCTTTCCACATTGTGGAGACACATGCAATGATGATCGCTCCAGTCACTACCATAAAGGAAATGAACAATGAACTGGCTACCTGTGTTGGTGCCGCTGGTCTCGTGTTTGATTGTGGTTGCGGTGGTAGTCTTTCTAGCAGCATCGCAATTGTGGCTGAGGCACCTGGCGAACGAGAGTGCCAACTTAAACAACCGCTTATCGGCGGTTCGGGCAAATACCTATGGGATCGCCTCCGAGCTGACAAGATTACAAGAAACGATGTCTACATTACCAACGTCGTTAAGCGAAAGCTTGTCAGTGCAGCAGATGGCATTGCTATCACAGACAAGCAAGGAAAGATCACTCTCACTCGTCAAGAGCGACACCACTGGCGTCATATACTTTGGGAAGAACTCTCACGGTTGCCCAACTTGCAATATATTGTGGCGCTTGGGAGTTATGCACTCGAAGCCCTCATTGGATACGACAGCATTACCAGGGCAAGAGGAAGTGTATTCCCACTGGACATCGCGGGACGACGTGTTCAAGCCCTGGCAACCTACAATCCCGCCCACGTGATGCGTGAACCACGCATGGAGATTGTGTTCCGCTTCGACTTGGACAAACTAGCGAGGTTGCGTCGTGGTGAGTTTGCAGTTCCACAGATCGGGTATCTCATCAATCCGTCGTATGCAGAAACGTGCGATGCAATACGTTGGTTACACACTGTGTCAGACCCAATCGCCTATGACATTGAAACAATGGCTGGCGAAACTGCATGTATTGGCTTTGCGGCATCAAACACAGAGGGGATATGTATTAACTTTCGCTCACAAGGGCGCAATACATATCCATTGTGGGAAGAACGTGAAATCAGGTTGGGGCTACAAGCGTTATTTGCGGATAAGACAAAACAATTTATCACACAGAATGGCCATTACGATGCGGCATGGCTGTGGTTTAAGGACCGCATCCGTGTTCACGCGCATTGGTTCGACACGATGCTCGCACACCATTGCCTCTACCCATCCCTCCCACATGATTTGGGCTTTATCACAGCGCAGTATACGGATCACCCCTACTACAAAGACGAAGGCAAACTATGGAAAGAGGAAGGAGACATCAACGCATTCTGGGAATATAACGTAAAGGACTGTTGCATCACTCGTATGGCTTACGAGCGGATGGATGTGGAGCTTGCAGATGCAGGACTGCGAGACACATTCTATGGTCATGTCATGCGTCTGCAACCCGAGCTTGTCGAGATGACAATGAACGGAGTGAGTGCAGATGAACGAAGACGAGGACGCTTCGCAGAAGAACTTGGACGAAGCCTTGAGCAAGCAAAAGAGGTATGTCAGACAAAGGCACGAGAGGCTCTTGGCGAACCAGATTACGTATTTAATCCCAATTCCAATCCGCAACTCGCTGATCTCCTCTTTGAACGGTTGCGTTTGGTCGGCAGAGGAGGAAGTGTTGATAAGGAAAATCGCGATCGTATTAGGAAACATCCAAGAACACCGGGACCAGCTAGAGACCTTATACTTGCGATTGACGAATACAAAGAGCAGCACAAGTTTGTCTCTACCTACGTCAGCGCCGATCCAGATGCCGATGGACGATGGAGATGCACCTGGAAACAGTCAGGAGTTGCCTCCGCTCCTGGGCGGCTCAGCAGTTCGCAAACGCATTGGGGAACTGGACTGAACATGCAGAACATCCCCGAGGGTGCCAAGGATATGTTCGTGGCACCACCGGGCTACGAGTTCTCTTATTACGATATGAGCCAGATCGAGGCTCGCTTTGTTGCCTGTCTCGCTGACATCCCTGTGTGGAAACAACAATTTGAGCAGGCTCGTTTACAACCTGGGACATATGATGCACATTGTGCTCTAGCATCATCAATGTTCAAGGTGCCCTATGACGAAGTTCCTCGAAAGGATCGGGACGCGGAAGGACGCCCTACGATCCGATACGTTGCCAAGCGGTGTCGCCACGGTCTCAACTACCGGATGGCAGCCGACAAGCTCGCCACTGTCACAGGCTTGTCATCAGTCGAAGCTGAACAGGCTTTTCGACTGTATCACATGGCAACGCCAGAGATCACCATGTGGTGGGATGACGTTGTGGAACTCGTGCGACGGAACGGGCAGATCACTACTTGTCTTGGAAGACGATGGCTCCTACTAGAACGCTTCGACCCGATGGCACTAGACAGCATCATTGCGTTCGAGCCTCAGTCCATGAATGGCGATTGGACAAGTAGCGTCATCTACAAGTGCCACAGCGACCCTCGCTGGCCTCCTAACGCCAAGATCGTGCTAAACGTCCACGATGCGAACATCGCCATCAATCGCATCGCGGACGGCCCGTTGGTTCGTGCTATCATGCAGGAGCACGCGGAGCAGCCTATATGGATCAACTCAATCCGAAATCGCTTGGCTGGCATCGACAAGCCAGAGCCGCTTATCGTGCCTGCGGAGATGGGTGTATCCTTGCCGGATGCAGATGGCATACACCGTTGGTCCACAATCAAGAAAGTCTAAGCAATGAACTACAAGCGGCTCGTGCCAGCAGACAGCTTCATGGGCCGCTACTTGTCTTATATGGAACACCAAGAGACTGCACGAGCTTATGACTGGTGGTGTGGTCTGTGGGCTTTGTCTGTTGCGTGTGGTCGGAATGCCTATGTCAACCGGCCACGCGCACCTGTCTACCTCAACTTGTTCGTTGTGCTAGTAGGAGAAAGCGGTGTCCCACGTAAGACTTCTTCAGTCCACACCGCTAGTAGTCTAGTCCGCGGCCTTGCGGGGGGAGGCCGTGCTATCGGCTTCCTCGATGCAAAGGTAACACCGGAGAGACTAGATGCCATACTTCACGCTAGAACTATGGAACATGGCGCTGCGCAGTTGTGTATTGCTATTCCTGAACTTGCAGTGTTCATGGGCACCGAACGATACGTTGCACATATGCCCGTTCTCCTCACCGACCTATACGATTGTCCAACCGAGCGCATCGGTGGTGGGACGATTGAGCGCGGCTCGGTCGTGCAACGCAATGTTTGGCTTTCATTCCTCAGTGCTTCCACGCCTATCTGGCTACTCAAGACCGTAAACCCTAACGTAGTAGAAGGTGGCTTCACGTCACGCTGCTACTTCGTCGTAAGCAATGAGCCTAAGCGAACCATCGCATGGCCTGAGAAGCCAGACACTACACTGCATCAGGACCTATGCGATGATCTGCGCATCATACAAGCAGAAGCACTAGCGCGCGGTCCCATCGAGATCACATCATCTGGTCTAGCTACATTCACCAAGTGGTATGACAACAGGGACCGCGCACTAGACGTATTCAGACAATCCTTTCAAGCACGAGAAGACGCGCATGTGTTGCGTGTAGCAGCACTACTCTGTGTCAATGACGGATCATGGGCCATCCGTCGCGGCCACATATCGTTGGCAATACGGCTCATCACCAGCATCAAAGACACAGCACGGCTCATCTTCGAGACAACAGAAACACGCTCCAAGATGGCACAAGGCTTCGATCAGCTACGCTCGATGCTTCTGTCATCGGGCATGGACCCACTGCCTCGTCACAAAGTATTCAACAAGCTACGCTTCACGCTGCATGTCGAGGAGTTCAACGTCCTCTTAGAAGTGCTGCACGAGATCGGCTGCATACAGCGGTTCATGGTGCAAGGAGAGCGTGGGCGTAAGGCTGAGTGGTTACGTGGGACGCAGCTACTGATGGCTCAGGGAGTAGGTGATAAGGTGTTGGAGAAGTTCATGTAGTTTCCACATTGTGGAAACGCCTAGAAGTGGAACTGCGTGTTATCTCTAGACCAGTCGATGGACCTTACGTCCACATGCCGACCCTGGACCATACTACTCAGTGAGGCATTGGCCAGCTTCACCACCTTGTCTGCCTCTGCGTATGCGTCGTTCAGCTTGCCTGCATACTCGTTGACCTTGACCCGCTTGTCCTCTGCATTGATGTATGGGTCAGCCTCTACTGCTCTGATCTGTGCTTTCAGATCACGCACATGCGGCATGATGTTGCTTGTCAGTGTCGAATAGAAGCCTTCAACGCGACCCATCATCTGTAGCATCACAGGATCATCACTCAGCTTACCCTCAGTTGGGGCCACTGGCACACCACCACTGCGTGACAGACCACTGAATTGCACGTCTCGTGCCTTGACTGCTGTCTGCATCTTGTCGAGTGCCAACTCAACTCCATGCTCCATGGGATTGTTCTGTGTCATCTTGATGTTGTTGCCCCATATAGCATTGCCGAATGGGGCCTTATCACGCCACGACTGGCCGGCATCTGCTGTCAGCCCATCGTAGGCATCAGCCACACTGTGGTTAACCTCGAACCGTTCCCATGCATTCACAGACCTACCGTATGCCTCTGCTGCTGTGCCATAGATGCGACCAAGTAGGTTCTGCATCCATGTGTTGTCGTCATTGGACACCACATTGGATGTAACCTTATCAGGCACATTCGATGCCTTGCCTGTCTCACTGATTATGTTGGTGGTCAGTGGCTTGCCTTCATACAAGTTCTCCAACACTGCACCAATCGGTGCACCAATCTTATGATTGAATGCAGCCAGAGCAGCTTGGAATGCAGGCGGTGCTTGTAGAATGTCTACGAAGTCACTCAGTCCACTGATGCCTGCATTGATAGTGCCCACTGACAGATGGTTGTGGAACATATCAGCCAGGCCATGCAGCACACGCTGATAGAATGGATGGTCCGGGTCCATCGCAAATCCACCGAGTGCATTGGACATAAGTTCCCGCATCACAGGGATAATCATTCGCCATCTCTGCGGTGCACTGATCTGTGTGTAGTCGTGTGGATTGTCTGGATTGTGAAAGAAGTTGAAGTTGGATGCTAAGCTGTGTGCATCCATGAGCCTACCAAGCATAGCCAAGTGACTCTTGCCACCGATCATAGCAGTCAACAATTCAGCAGCCAGTGCTGTGCCAATGGATTGTATAGTTCCAGTCACGAAGCCTACAGGGTTGTCCCGTAGGTTGCGTGCCATACGCACCATGTCTTGGACAGACGGATTGAAGTATGGTATGTGTTGTGACAACACCTGCGCTGTGGGACTGGCACCGACCACACTTGGATCACCCATGACATTTCTGACCTCGAATGCACGTTGTGCATCTGTCAGGTTGGGGTTCTTCTCCAACTGCTTGAAATAGTATGCATTGGCTCCGTCACTAATCTCCTGATGCACGTCACGGAACATGCTGCGCAGGTTGATGTAGGTGTGTGCTAGTCCTGTAGTGCCTGGGATGCGGACCTGCGTGTATGGGATGTGCAACCCATTTGGACTGTAGACAGAAGGCACAGCTTCAGCCAGTGGTGCTCTTGGCTGTCTGCCCATCGTTGACGCTATGTTGTATGTGGGTCTGTCTGCTGCACCGTATGCACCTGCTCCTGCACCTACCTTAGTGTGATAGCGCGCTGCATTCGATGCGAGATACTTGCCCTCCATCACAGCCGATGCACTATCCACCCACGGCTTGCCCTTCAACACCGTGAGCACTTTAGTAAAGTAATTGTCTGGTGTACGAAGCATGTCTGCGATGTTGCGTGCCATAGAGGCACCGCTATTCTGCACAGCAGTATGCAACGCCCCAGCCAATATTGTCGGGTCTGCACCCGTGTATCCCACGCGGCCACCAGTCGCACGCTGTAGGCTACGGTCGATCAAGCCTACGCCACCAAGTCCTGCTGTGCGATCGGTTGCGATCTGCATGGCGTTGCGTAACAGGTTGATGATAGCATACGGTCGTTGTGTTAGCACCGTAGCCATTACACCTGTCGTGCCTGCTTGCACTGATCTACGCAACGAGTTGGTCAGATTAAGATAGATGTTGGTCTGTGCTTGACCAGACTTCAACGCACGATACAAACCTGTGTTGTTGATGTGATAGGTGAACCGCTCACCATTACGATACACACTGAGAACACGTCCCTCAGTGGGATGGATCAGTGTGCCTGTGCTATCCTTAGCTAGTGACACGATCTCTGGTCTACCAGGGGCAGCATTCTGCCACCGCTCCACCTGCGTCACCAGCTTATCGAGCACTATATTCTTGTTCAGTTCACCGAACAGTGCTCCGTAATGCTGTGTTAGTGCGTCAATAGCACGTCCTGGTGGTGCCTCCCACCCCGGTCGTGATATGTCACGCTCTGCCAACCCATGCTGCACCTTGCCTTCCAGGTCAGTAGTCGGCACTTGGTGTGGACGTGTGCGTAGAATGTCAGCCATCTGTTGACTATTGAGCCGTCCCATAGCCAAGGCTTCTTGCATGTTCTCAGTCTGCAAGCGCCATGATCGCTGCATGAGCGGACCAACTTCTGCGTCTGACAGACCATCACTACGCCAACGGATCAGTGTGTTGGTGTCTGTATTGAAGAAGTTGTGTCTTATCTGTTCATCTGTTGCAGTTGGTCCCATAGTCTGACGGTTCATCTGTCGGCTATTCAACTCATCCGCAGCATACATTGCCTTATCATACAGTGCCTGCTTGTCTGCTGACAAATCACCATACGGTTGTAGGATATCACGCTTCATGTTGGTAAGCGTGTGTCCTGTGCTGTCGTTCACACCTGTAGCCATCTGCTGCTGCATACGCTGGAACAGCGATGATCCACCCATCGTTGTGCCAATGTCTGCTTGCAGACGCTCACCAGTCAGTTGGTTCGGTGCTGTCTCCTTTGCCAGTGTTCGTAGCTTGATAGTGTTATCGAATGCACCCTGCGATATGTCAGTGCCTACACGGCCTGCTGCACCTGGCAGTGGCGCTTCACCACGGACTGCTCCACTTTGTGGAGCGTTTGGTCCCACACCCACACCTGCATCAGCACGCGCTACCTGTGCATTGTGATTGGCTACATTGGTCGCTGTGTATATCTCATCACCACGACCTGTCAGTGTCTTGTAGAGTGGGTCGAGAAGTTTGCCTCCATACTTCAATCCCACATGGCCAGCACCGAGTATGCCCAAGCCAATCGCAATTGCTTGTTCACCACTCAATCCACTCTCACCACCACTACTGAAGTCGGGTGCTATTACTTTGATATCTGGTCTGCCGAATGCAGCTAGCGTCTCGAAGTGTTCACCTTGTCCTGGTTGTGGTCCTGTGCTCTGGTCTGACTGTGATGGTTGGGACGTTGGCGCTGCCTGGGCGCTGCCCACTACCAAATTGATAGGAAAAGGGACAGTTGCCGGAGCCCCCGTCTCCGGATGTGCGACAGTGCCGCTTGTGTCTGGTTGCGACAAGTCAGCGAGTGGCCTATCCGGAGGCAGTCCGTGGTCTACGTTGTATTGTCGTATACGCTCCTTGGCTGGATCGAGACCAATCTCTCTCGCCATACGGTCCTGTTGACGCTCTGCTAATATACCTGCACCACCAGTGAATGCTGCACCAACGATGGGTGCTGTCCCAGTGGCATCAAGTGTTGGCACAACCATGTGTGCAGCGAACCGTCCCAGCCGTGTAGGTATCGCGCCGATTACACCAGCACCAGGAACTGACATACCACCAGCACTAAAAGCCATATCCTGTATGGTCTTCTCCTCTGGCGTCTGTCCTTCCATGTGTGGAACTACACTATTCACCTGATCCGCAGCATTGCGATAACGCTCACCTGCTGCTGTAGCGAAGTCGAATGGTTTGAGATTTGTTGGCACTCCCAGCTTGCTGCTTGCATAGTTGATTGCAAGCGGTCCAAGATTGGTTGCAGCCTCTGCTGCTTGTATGGCTCCTGGCAACTGTAGTGTCGCGTTGCCTTGTGCATCCTTACCAACAGGCGAGAACTGTGTAAGTAGTCCTGGCAACAAGTTGGTTACGGCTAGACCAGCACCACGCAACTGTGCTTCTCTCTCCGCTCTCCCTTCTGGACTGTCGAAGGCATATGGCGATGGGATCAATACATCGCTCATGGGCGATATGTCCTTCCGCTCTTGCCTACCAATACCAGCCCACCATCTGTGCCCTCGAACACTGGCCAGAAGCTGCCTTGTGAGTTGGCAAGCACATCACGCTTAGCGTCATCAGGCAGTAGTCGTGCAGCCATCTTGCCTTGTGCTTGTATCTTTGGATCAGTCAACACCTGTCCACCGGGCTTAGCCTGTGGTGCAGTTGTCTGCGCAGGTGCAGCTTGTTGTGTTGGTGTAGCAGGCTTACTTGGTGCAGCCGTGGCAGACCCTGGCTGTTGTGTGCCTTCGTCTGCAGGTGCTAATGGTAGGTTGGTTTTACCAGTTGTCCTACCTGCTAGATCAGGCTGTCCTCCATCACCACCAGGAGCCAATGGTCCGAGCAGTGGATTACCTTGTCCACCTGTGACTGTGCCATCCTGTGATACTTGTGGACCAGACTTCGCAGGTGGCGGTTGATTACTTGTTCCACCACCACTTGGTCCTGTTATCCCAGACACACCAGTTGTTGGTGCTTGTGGTGCAAACGTGGCACCATGAGTTGCCTCTGCAATGCGTCGCTTGATCTCGTCATCACTAGCACCATACGGTATCCTGACCGGCACCTGTATTGGCTTGCCATCTGATCCAATGCCTATATCAGCCATGACTGTATATGTCTCTGGCTTCGCATTGGCAGCACGAACCGCTGCTTCTTGTATTGCTAGCGGCACACCTTGTGTCGTAGGTAGACCAGTGATCCCTGTCACAGCTTGTGGTGTGGTCGGATAGCCAGCCTGGACAAGATGATATGCAGCGTCACTGCCAATGTTGGCGATGTTCGCATTCTGCAATCGTGTCTGTTGACCAGAGAAGAAGTCACGATTGGCTTGTGGCACGCCTGCGAACAACGAACTGTTGTTCATCAAGCCCACACCACCGGGTATCTTCGCATACTCGATGCGTGCCTTCTCAGCGTTGTCTGCCATCGTCGCAGCCAACTGCTGTGCAGCGAACTCGTGCTGCCTATCCAGTTCGTAGTTGTAGTTGCCCTGTGATGTTTGGTTCTGTATCCGATACAGGTCCAGTAGGTTCTGTGCCTGTGCAGGCGACGTGATCGCTTCCTTCGCGAGTGTGGTCTCGATCTGGAATGGATCAATCGCCTGTGGACTGTATGAACCGTAGTTTGCAACGGCCATGTATCACCTACTAAGCTGGGTATGACTTGCCAGGACCGAAGCCTATGTCCATGTCCGCAAATGGGTCTTTGGGCTTCCCACCTATGCCAAAGCCACTGAGCATGTCCTTGTTGGTCAACAGGCTAGCCAGTCCACTGATACCTTGTGTTGTCGAGTTCAGGTTGAAGTTCGGATCAGGTATCGCATTGGCAGCCGCCCCTGTAGCCTTCTGTCCAAGCTCTGTCGATGAGTTGACGCCCGCAGCACCATACGCTGGTGCCACCGATGCAGTCCGCGCACGATCCGCAAGCAGACTTGCCATCGTCTTACTCTGATCGCTCGGCACAATACCCGAGAACTGCAATGATGGATTGGCCAAGCTCGCTGCTGTCGTCGCTGCACCTTCAAGTCCCTGTCGTCTTGCGTTGTTGATGCTGTCCACATTGGACAATGCTTGTATGCGGCTCTGCACCATACTGTCACGCAGGTTCTCGTAGCCCTGCCTACCCAGCTTGGCCAGCACGTCTCCCGAGCCTGTGCCCGTGCGTGTAAAGTTCCGCAACGTATCCGACACCAGCGGACGCATCACGTTGTTGTTGGCCCGGTTGGCTGCATCCTCAAGGAGACTACTTAGTTCTGTCGCAGTTTGCGGCCTAAACTGTGCTAAGTTCCGTAAGGCCGTATCGTAGACGGGCTGCGCTGCCGTGGCACGGCGCATAGCCATTTCATTTGCAAGCTGAGCTTGTCGCAGATCAGTCGTGTTTCTGCTGACTGCGGCTTGGGAGGCAGCCGTTTGCTCTGCCTTGGGCAAGGGACCAAGATCACTGATCCACTGATTGGTAGCAGGATCATATCTGAGGGATGACCCGAAGGCATCTTCAAACCCCGCAGTGCTTCGGCGGTTGATGAGCGCAGACAGCGCCTGCTGATATGCCTGATTGTTACGCGCATCCTGCAAACTTGCAAGCGTCAGGTTACTTCGGTCCTGTGCCTGCTGGTTGTTGCGCCCGAAGATGCCAGCAGCACTGGACAGTCCACCGAGCAGGGTGCCAATGGCACCAATCGTTGCGATTGCCATGCTACAACACCTTCATGTAGACGCTTTCCACATTGTGGAAACCCATCTTCTCGAACAGAGGCTCCACATCATAGATGGTCCGGTAGTTGTGGATGACTGCCTGGACGTTGTAGACGTAACGCTTGAACTGCTCCTCCGCATACTCGATCAGCGAGCGTGCAATCCCCATACCACGGTAGTCAGGATCGACTGCGATGATGTCGCACGTAGCGAAGCGCATCCCCTTGTGGTGTGGGTGCTTCGCCAACACATACATCACGAAGCCACGCAGCTTCCCATCATCTCGTGCCGTGAAGATCACGAGCGCATTAGCCAACTCGATACGCTTATACGTCTCCCAATCCATCTCCAACGGAGGCTGGCCTCGTGGTGCGATGGTCCGCTCGAAGTAGTCTGCGATGAAGCGGTCCAGTGCCTGTCCACACTCACTCACTAGCTCTCTGCGTATCTGCATCAGAACGCACCTACGTTACCCAACCCACGCCTCTGCTTGGCCTGCTCCTCTGGCGTAGTAGCGAACGGTGACGCGCCAGGAGTGGTCTGCACCGCTCCTTGTCCGAACGGATTGGTTGCACCCTGTGCGATGCCACCTGCATTCAGCAGATCGGTGAGATCAGCGAACTTCGTATCACCCACTGCTGATCTCAGCGCACCCCCGAAGCCACTTATATCCGAAGCTGCCTTCGATTGTGCCTGTCCACCGAACTTGCCAGGATCAAACGTGTCAGCCAAGCCTAGCGAGTTGGCAGTTGTCCTCGCACCACTGATGATGTCGTTGATGCCTTGCCGCTCGGTGTCCAAGATGCCTGATGCACGGCTCTGTAGGTCTGATGTGGCAGCAGACTTCTTCTGTGCCAACGCATCGAGTGCAGCCTGATACCCAACAGGTGACAGTAGGTTACGCTTCTGTGCGTTCACCAACTGCTGGCTCAGTGGATTGAACTGCTCGTTGATGATGTCATTCACAGCCTGCACGGATGTGCTGTCTGGGATCAGATCGGTAGCGAACGTCGGAGAGAACAGTTGGCTCAGTGCTGAGTTGGCTTGTGTCCTCTTACCAGTCGTGATGTTGCCAATGATCTGATCGCCAAGCGTTGACGGGAACGCAGCAGCAGGATTAGGGTCCAAGTCCTGAATGGAGTTGAACTGTCGCTGCAATGTCGGCTGTATGTCTGTGGTCATATACGCCGCTGGGTCTACACCCTGCAACTGGAATTGCCGTTGCACCGCAGCTAGTGCATCGTTATACGCTGTCTGCCTATTGCCTTGGAATGTCGTCTCAGCAGCTTGTGCCTTCGCAGCAGCATCAGCCGCTGCCTTATCACTAGCAGCCTTCTCATCTGCTTGTCGCTGAGCAATCTCCTCATTCAACTGCTCCTGTGCAGACTTCGCGCCAGGACTGTTCTGAAAGAACAAGTATGGGTTCGTCTCCTGTGTAAACGTCTTACCGTTGACAGGATCAGTCAACACCAGTGGCCTAGATGTGAAGCGTGCATCATCTCCACCACCGCCTCCTTTACCACCACGCACTCCTGCAAAGGACAGCAGATCAATCTGACCACCGGGTGTGAACATCACTTGGTCCCCCTGTAGGCATACACTGCACCGAAGTCCTTGAACCCCATGTGCTTATACAGTTGTCGCACTGCGTAACTGTCAATCGAAGCAATGTCCCCGGTCTCTACGAGCACACACTTCATCTCGTTCATTGCCCAATCAACAAAGCCACGCATCAGTGCCATTGCGATCTTGGTTCGTCCCGGTGTGCCTTCTCTGACAAACCAAGCATCCTCATGTGCCATGAGTGCAGGATTGAAGTAGAATGTGAGCACATGGCCAGCCACAATCCCGCATGGCTTATCATCATCATCGTAAGCCAATCGAACATAGTAGGCTGGCATGGCTGCACATTTGGAGACCATCTCGATGGTGAAGTCCCATACGAACTCTGGTCCATCCACTCCGAATGATCCTGCGGCTGTAAGCTCCTTGGCAAGTTGGACGAAGTAAGCAACGTTTTCCTCCGTTACTGGTTCGATCCTCATGGTATCCCGCCGGCAACCAACCGCGTCTGTATGTTTTGTATGCACTTGATGCACAGCGTGATGAGCGTCATCGGCGACAATGCAAGCGTAGGATCAGCGCCGAGTGGATCTCCTCCTGTGCCATCTGGTGCAGTAATGCCTGCAACCTTCACTGCTTCTCCAAACACAGGCTGCACATCCGATGCAATGAAGCCACAGTCATGCCCCTGAATGGAGTTATCCAATACACTGAGCCAGTCAAACTCTACTGGTGTCAGTCCCATTAGTGTGCCTATTGTGTAAGTCATTGGCACAACATTGGTCTTGAACCGACGATCTGAGACAGTGAAGCCACCAGCCGAGACTATTGGCCCAGTCGGATTAAGCAGAGCGTTGTCGCTCTTACGCATGTAGAGTAGCGAGCCTGATGTGCCATTATTCAATGGACTGAAGAATACCCAATCTCCAGTTGTTTGGAAGGCTGCTGAACTGAACCCAGTGAATTGCTGTTGAATAGTGATCTGTTCGGTGCCTACACCTGATGGCCTAGTGCCTGGTGCTTGGAACCACTGCTGACCGTTGTCCCAGAACATGCCAGTAGTGTTACAGAAGAAGTAGCGCAGTCCATTGATGGGCACGCCATTGCCATCTGTATTACCAAACGACAAGAAGCTGTGCAGTCCTTGTGCATCTACACTACTGTCATTCCACATACCTACAGAAGCACCGATGGCTACTTTCCACACACTGACACTAGGCCGAACTGCATTACCGCCCTGTATGTCTTGGACAAGGATGTTGTTTCTTGCTACCGTCTGGCCTGTAAATGTTATAGGCCCACTTACTGACTGACCAGCAGCACCCCCTGTCAGCTTTAGGAATGGCTGATTAGCCGCAGTGCTGTCTACATATGACTTCGTTGTGGCCTGATTAGCACCAGTAGGAGTAGCCGCTGGCAGGTTCAGTGCACCAGTCAGTGTGCCTCCTGTCAGTGGCAGCCGCAGTGCATCTTGCGTATCGACATACGACTTATTCGTGGCCTGAGTTGTCGCAGTTGGCGCAGCAATTGGTAACTGCAACGCACCAGTAAGTGTGCCACCAGTAGTGGGTAGGAAGCCGACACCACCAACTCGTGCATCCACATACTGCTTCGTTGCAGCACCCAAAGGTGCACCAGCCGCAGGATCACCACTAAGGATCAGTGGGCCAGTCATCGTATCGCCACTACGCAACACGCGATTGGCGGCAGTAGCAGCACTATTGGCTGCATTCGTAGCACTGGTTGCTGCGCTAGTAGCAGACGTGGCCGCTGATGCTGCACTGTTGGCAGCCTGCGTTGCGAAGTCCCGAGCAGGTGCCTGTATGTTCGTCCAACGTGTCGGGTTGGCTGTCCTATCCTGACTGAATGTAGTAGGTGCGGCAGGACTGGTATGTCCAACTAGACATGACCAGATACTGCTGTCTGTGCTATCCACCACAGACTGACCAACCGCATACGTGGTCCCGTTCTTCCAGATGCCAACCAAATTAGGCACACCAAAGAACGATGCAATGGCACCGTCAATGATACGGAAGTCTGTGTTGACTGCCTCATCCCACGGTATCTGGTCGAATGGAGGCAGTGCCAACTTGAGGACAGGTGTAAACTGTGTCCCAGACATGCACTATCTCCTGATACTGCCGTGTAGATAGGCAATCGAGATGCTGATGAACCTCAGCTTTCTTTTGGTGGCACCGCTGAATCTGAGCTTGAGGAGCTTGAACTTGGCATTCCAACCAAACAGTCGTTCATCACTGCTGCGTCGCCCGCCGCCATATGGGGAGGTGCCGTAAGGTGAGCCGCCATAACCGCTTGCGTCTCCACCAACGAATTGCATGGTGAGCATTGCTTGGTCAACGCCGCGCTTGTTGACGAAATTATCGACATACGCTCTTGCGGTGAAAGTTGCATCCCCAGTTGTATCCATCGCCAGATACTTACAAATCTTAATGTCCATCCGATGACGGAAGTCTGCCCATGGGAGTTCCCAGTCGAATGTGACATCTTCACCTGTGCCTCCATTCACTGCTGGATCATTGCGACGGTCAGCGTTCTGGTCTGGACTATCGAAGTCATACGCATATAGTTTGTTGCCGCGAGAAAACACGACGTTCTGTAGTGCCGTTCTGGCGGCGGACTGCCACACCCACCCTCGTAGTCTGGCCCATGCCTGTATTTTGAGGGCGGGTATATTGGTGTAAGAAAAGGCAATGGTCTCGGTAACGGTAACTCCGTCTGCTGCGAACACAGGAATAAACAGCATGTAGCGGAAGTTACGTAGATCATACGTCGCAAAGACATGCTGCTCAATCTGATCCTGTGACAACGGCTGTATCAACTGTGTAATCAGCGGATCAATCAAGTGCGACGCACGCACCGGCCGCAGTGTGTTGAACACGTTGACACGTGAGATGCTGTTCACACCCACGTTGTCACAGAAGAATGTGTCATCTCCAACCGATACTAGGGATCGGTTGGAAAGGCATCCGAACTCCTCAATGAACCCATCGTCTGTTGGGGTGTGGACGAGGGGATCACCCGTATAGACACCAAGGTTGACAGGGAGAACACCGCGCTCGAACGTGACCAGGAGCTTGTCTCGGTAAGCCACCATGCCAGTAATAGTAGCAGAGCCAAGGCTGACACGCGGACCCAAGTCAACATTGACTGCATCGTTCGGCGCTCCATCGCCAACATATGTTCCACTTGTGTCCTTCGCAGATATGAAGATACTCGACAGGTCATCTGACTTACCTGCGAAGATGGTGTAGCGTCCATGTGCTATCACATACTTAGCGATAGGTGTGTGGAGGTTGGACAGCGATGCCTTGTCAACAAGGAGTTTCGGGACCAAGAAGTTTGGATCGAGAGGATCGCCTGCTACGATTATTGGTTTGTCACGTCCGTTGGTAATTATCAGGTCGCTGTTGAAGATGGTAAAGTCAGTGAATACGACACCTGGACCCCACAATGATCCTGCTGGTGGAGTAGTGCCTGTAGCAGACGGTGCGCGAACAATGATCCTACCGGCACCATCGGTAGTGGCAATCTGTCCAGACTTCTGCACAGTCCATATGAAACCACCGAAGTAGACATGGTTCACAATGTCTGTTGTGTCAGGCTGTGCCGCAATAAACACCGTCCCCGGTCGTAGTGCCAGTGAACCGTCAATCTGACGCTCCATGTTGTCCAAGGTCTTAGCGAACTTGGGTGACATATTCAGGTCAGTATCAGTCACATTCAGGCCACCCTCGAATGACCTGACCGTGCTGATCTGTAGCAGTGACTGCGGCTGTTGACCGCGTGGGTTGAGACTACCTGTAGTTTTCTGTAGATACATTCTGCGGCCCTTGCACTCCATTCATCTCAGCACTCATGCACTGAGCTTGAATAGCCATGATATGTTGTGCACATAACTTGTATGGCTGGTCGGCAAGCAACTGCATGATATGGTTCCACTCACCAGCAGTGAGTGTCACAGCAATAGGCTGATCTACATTCATGGGAACTGTCCTGGTATGGGAACTACAGTGAACGAATTACTCGCAAACTCGTCTTGTATCAGTGCAGGATCAGCCGGGAAGCGCGGATCGAGCATCAGCCCGTGCTGTGAGAATGCAGACTTCATCTGCTGCCTACGCTTGGCTGCGAGCATCTGGAACCGATTGACCTGTGCAGGCACCGTCCCGTCATCTACTGCATACATCCAACATGCGTCGAACTGCAACAGCAGTGGATCGAGATATACCTTGCTGTCGTCGCTGAGTGGCAGTGATGGTGTCTGTCTGAACCAGACCACAACACTACCCGTCATGGTCTCTGGCCATACCTTGAATGGTCTATGCTGTGCTGTGGCATCTGGGCTGATGAAGATTGGCCCAATGCCACTACCGCTAGACAAGTTGAATGGATTTACCGACTGTGGCAGTTCTGCAATCTTACGATTACTGCCATCGGGATACACACCTGCGATGTTTGTGTAGTCATCACAGAAGCTGATCGGTCCCTTCAAATCATCAGCCAGCAGTCCACCAGTGCCAGATAGTGCCACCTTCTGATAGAACATCAGATTGGGCCACCACATCTCGTCAAGTTCTAGTTGCAGTGCATCTTCAACGAACTGCCTGAACCGATCCGCAGAGTATATCTGCGTTGCCAGTCCAGGCACCTGAGACAACTCAGTGATGCACGCATTTACGATGTCAGCGACAGTCCCTGTCATCCTGGCACCTTTCCACAATGTGGAAACGGGTAGCGGCTCTCCACACTACCCGTCCCACAGACACTTCATAGTCGGCGCCTGTCTACGCGGACTAACTCGCGAAGTGCCTGATGCCGTGCAGACCGCCGTTGTTGCTGCTGTTCAAGTCATTGGCGAAGTCAGCAACCAACGACAGCACATTGGCACTGTTCATTGCGGTCAGAGGCTTGTAGAGACCGCGCGGATCACCTGTCGTCACAGTGGCAGGATCACTGAGAACCGCGGCGGTAACAGTGCCAATACCTGCACCACCAGTAGCGAGACCATTGGCTACTTCGTAGAGACCCTTCTGGATCTTATACGGAAGTCCCAACGTCGTGCCCCAGCCTGCACTGAACGTAGCACCAGCACCACCAGTCTGAATGGTAATCTGGTCTACGAACTTGTAGGCATTCTTGGTCTCGACTACTGCACCACCAAGTGTGACATTCTCAGTCACAGGCTGACCAAGATAGTCAGCACCACGCACAGTCACAGTCGTATTGGCAGCAGTCGTGGTCAGTGTGCCAGTCGATGCCACAGTCTGGCTGATCGACACCTGATAAGTGCCAATACCACCAGCCGGTGAACCAGTAAGCTGTGACACAATGAGTGTGCCAGTAGTGACACCAGTGCCCGAGAGCGTAGCACCAGGGAAGATACCACCCGTTGTCGGTGCCACAGTCACAGTCAGCGTAGTGGTGGCAATGCTACCTGTGAATGCGTTTGCTGAACCCGCACTATTCGTCAACTGAATGGTGCGGCCCCAAGGATCGACAATGCCCTGTGCATTGGCATTCGTAGTCAAGTCAATGGCCTGTGCTGTCATGGCCAGTGCATTGACAAGATTGTTGGCAACACCTGCCGGTGGCGTGCCAAGGTTGACACGAGTAGGGCTGTTGAGGTTCACGTCCGCACTATACTGCATAGCAGGGACGTAGTTGTTGATCCGACGCTGGAAGTTCGTCGGAGACGGTGCTACGTTCGCCATTACTCAATCACTCCTTGATCGAGTGCAGTGAAGCCTCCAACCTGTCCACGCGGACGTGGACGATTGTTCTCTCTGCGCTCTACGATTTCCTTCGGTGACAGATTGTAGTCTTCTGGCACTTCCTCACCACTCTCCATGTCCACATTACGTGGATCAGCAAGCACACCGAGCCTACGCAACTGGTCCGTATCGTCTGCTGCGACCAGAATGCTGTGGCCCTGTGGGAAGTAGATCATATACGCGGTGTCAAATTCTTCTTCGATTGGCACCATCTTACGCGCAATGATCTTCTTGTCCCGTAGTGCGCCAACCTCGCGCACATCCTCCTCAATGTGCGTCACCACACGCTTGAACTTACCGGTGATCTTCTCAGCCTGGAATGCAGGCTTGACATTGAGTGCCATCAGAACGTGGTCTCCGGTGGTGGATCAGGTGGCGGCTCCTCCGGTGGTGGTTCCTCGGTAGCCGGTGGCTCCTCCGGTGCAGGTGGTTCCTCTACAGGAGGTTTCGGCAAGTCGAAGAACTCCAACTTAGCACTATGCACCGATACCACTGGCAGTGCAGGAGCATGTGCAAGTATGCGTGGCGAGATTGGGCCATCATACTTCTTTGGCTCATCCGGTGGTGTTTCTTCCACTGGCTGTTCGGGAGGGGTATCACTCATCTGCGTCTCCTACGATGCAGGCGGTGTAAGCGAGCCAGCCGCAGCAGCATACATCACTGCGTTGACCAGTCCCTGCTGCTCTGCGTCATCACATCTGTTCAGTCCCTCACCACGAGTGGAGGACACGGTATCCATCTGACTGATGCACGCAGCCGGTCCCTGTGCTTCATAGCCAGCAGCAGTCTGTGGCTCAGTCCATGCAAAGTGCGTAACTGACGGATCAGTGGTCGGGGGCGACATCGTTCCAGACATGCTCTGTCTCCTAGTTGGTTACAACAGCATGTGTGCGGTAGCACCGCCACACGCACCACTGGCCCTGCCACACTACGCGGCTGCCAACTGCATCCACGTTCCACGGGGCCACCAATTCCTTCACCTTCATGTTCACGCCACGCAGCATGTGGAGGCGCAGATAGGTGTCGTTGAGGAAGTATGCAAAGTTCACTGGGCAGTCTTCGTCATACATCATTGGGATGCCATTGTGCAGGCACCCTTCGAAGCCCAGATCGAACATGCGCTTACCAGCCTTGCCCTCAGACAAGGGAATGGTGAACTTGTCGCGCACTGCCTGACGGTAGATGCGGTAAATGTTCCGTCCTGTGAGGATCACGCTTGGCCTGTCACCCTTCAGTGTCAGGTCCATCAACACGTCATCCCACACTTCTTCAATATTGGTGCTGTCTATGCCACCAGCGAACACATATGCAGATGTGCGCCACTGTGGCTGCGTCACTCGGCTAATACCACCGAGCGAACCAACAGTGGGATTGGTCGGCACAAGCACTGCAAGTCCTTGTGGATCAGTGCCACCACCTGCACCATATAGATACTGTGAGAACTTGTCCTTGATGCTCTCCTCAAGGACGTTCATCTTCTCCTTCATCAGCTTGAAGATGGCAGCCGCCCCGTTATTCTCGTCCTGCTCCTGGTCACTGATGATGACCGAACCAGCAACACGCGAATAGCCATACTCCACTGTCTCAAACTCGTCGGTTTGGTTGACCGGCAGAGGCGAGTAATAGCGATACGACGTGACGTTCGGATTGCGGCCAACGGTGAGCGGATTGGTGATATTGTATCCACCATCCTCATACTCCACTCTGTCGTTAGCGAACGCCCACGCCATGAGTGCGTTGGACTTGATGCTGGCCATGACCAGCTTACGACGTGACTTGGTGAGTGTGCTATGCAGCACATCTGCTACCAAGGGGACAATGGTGCCAACCGGCATTACCTACTCCATCAGTTCAGTTGAACATTACTCTCTCGCATTGCAGAGCGAATGATATCTGCCCATGAGGCATTCTCATTGAACTGCGCCACGTCATTCCCGTTGTTTTGGATAGGCCGTGCTCCATTACCGGATGCACCGCCACGACCGGGAATGGCGCGTGTCGGCTGCTGAGTAGTCTGCTGATGGGTAGGCTGCTGACCAGCGCGTGCCGCAGCAATTTGCTGCTTCAATGGCTGGGTCCAGTCGAGACCGTTCTCATGTGCCCAGCGGATCATCCGTGTATAGGCACTGTGAAGGGTCAAAGAGGGCTGAGCCTGCAACATTTCTGCAAGCACGTCAAGGTTCGCGTTGGCTTCCTCGTTATCAGAGAGGAAGGTGTCCAATTCCTGCTTGCTTTGAGCCGCAACCTGTTGTTGTTGCTGCTCTTGTTGGCTCCGCTGTGTGAACGGCTGCATCTTCGTGTCGATCATCCTGGCGATGGCGCTCATGTCCATGCCCGGTGAGACACCTTGTGTCAGGAAGGGTATCTGATACCCCTTCGACTTCACTTCCTCGACCAAATACTGAAGTGTCCGCACCGGATCACGCATGAAATCAGCCATTACCTTAATGGCAATGACTTGATCCTCTGGTGCTACATTCAGTCGCGCTGCTTCCTGTGTTACCTGATTGATGCCACGCAATGCACCACTAACCTGCTGCAACTGTGTCTTCAGTTGCTGGTTCTCACGTGCGTGTCTCTGTCCTTCCTCATACACACGACGTTCTATACCACCGTGTGCTACAACTCTACCCGTTACCGGATCAACTAAGTCACGGACTGCGGGATTATCAGGATTGGCATATTCGAGCAATCCGTCTCGTCGCGTCCTAAACTGCCCTGGCTGTTGCTGGTGTGGAGCAGCGTTAGGGTCACGGCTGTTTCCACTTTGTGGAACAGGGGCAGACGATGTGCGTCCCTGACCACCAACTTGCTGTCCCGGCTGCGCTGACGTGCGCGTATTGCCGCCTGTGTCTTGGCCACCAGTGTCGCCACCTATGTCTCCTGCATCATCCTGGAAGTCTGGTATCGTGCTGAGAATGTCGCTCTCGGTAGACTGTGATCCACTCATGCTGCTTGTCCTTGTCCTGCACTCGCTTGGCTAGCGAGCATTGTCTGGAATATCTGCTGCGGTGGTATGCCTTGTGCGAGTGCTTGCCCGATTGCTTGCAGAACAGGTGGTGGCAGTTGCTGCAACGCCTGCACAACGGCAGCCGCCACCTGCATACCACCACCACCTGCCTGGGACGCACCAGTATCACCGGGAGGGGGTTGGCCAGCAGATGCCGAGGCACCACCTGCTTGCCCTGGTGCGCCACCCATTTGGGCCGTAGCCATCTGCTGTGTCTCAGCAGTGATTGCGTCCCAATCCTCTTTTGTAATCATAAAGTCGTCGAACGCTTTGCTAAGCATGTTCAACGTAGCCTTCAGCGCCGATGCAGGCGCCGCCCGAACGTATTGCGCGAGCACTTGCCCTACTTGCACAGCCTCTTGCTTCTTCTGCTGTGAAGTCATCTTCTGCGTGCTGCCGCCAACAATCGTCAACGACAGACGTTGATAGTCATGCACATTGTCGAGTGGCGACCAGAAAGGTGAAACGTCCATTCCTGTGAGCTGCGAAGCTGTTTGCACATCCATGAACCGCAAGCACAACTGACACAGCTTCCATCCGATGTCGCCCAATGCGTCCTCGATTGCATCGAGGCGCATGTCCATTCGCATGTTGCCCATCGTGCTGTAGTAGTCGATCGCACGGTTTGTGGTATTTGTCTTAAACTCGCCTCCCCGTTCGACTTCGTTTGTGCTTGCGATCCTGTCGATGCTGGCATACAAGTCTTTCTTGTCGAACAACTGTGCGAAGTTGATGCTTGGCGGCACCAACGAGAAGATCATCTTCTGCGGATCGACACCATCGGGCACATCTAGTGGCGTTGCCGTCACGTCTGGACCCTTTAGTATCTTATCTGCTGCCTCCTGCGTTATCCCAGCGTTCTTGTTATAGAAGATATTACGTCGCGCCCAAAGCAGTGCTCTACGACGCTCATCGTTGATCTCGTTAATCTGGTCCTGCTGGTCAAGGTAATAGCTAACCTCTCCCTTGGCGTAGACCGCGCCGGGATTGTCGTGGAACCACATCGGAGTGAGAGGATAGAAGCCCTGTAGTTGGTATGGATCGTCCCATACCCAGATGGGCCACTTCCAGTCGTTGTCAGCATAGAGTTCTAGCCTCCGTGTCACCTTGTCCCAAACATACCACACCTTCGTATAACACGCCTTGTCATACGCATCACGACTATCAAAGCCATATGCGTTGTAGTTGTTCTGGTTGTTCTTGCTGAACAGTGTAAAGTCATCTTCTGACGTATCCCCTCCACCACCAGTGGACAGGATGTGTGTAGGCTCGAAAATGCTCCGCTGTTCTTCTGTCTCCTCATCCTCAATCGCGAACCGTGCGTTGATATACTGCGTTGGCAGCATATCACCGATCATCACCCAGTTGCAGTCAGAGAGATACGGATCGCTTCCATTCGGATCACGCAATACCTGATGAGGCATCCGAACACGAACGAAAGGGCCGCTCGGTTGTAGGAACTCGATCTTCTCCTCCAACGCCGTGAGGTTGCCTTCAATCTCTCGTATTTCCTCAGCATCCTCTGCTTCTGCCAACTGCTGCGACAACGCCAACAAGTCCTGCATCGCTTGTTCGCTCGATTGGTCCTTCTGTGTGTAGCCAATCTCAAACCATGCCATGTTGGTGAGTAGACAGATCAGCACATTCTTCTTCGCCTTGGGCTTTATGTTCAC